ATAATCTGGTTAATCGTTGGCATTGGTATTCCTCACGCTAATTTTTTGTAGTAAACGTAGGCCGCGCCTACCCACCCAGTGGTCTTGAAGGCAACATTAGCTCCATCAGATATGATTAAGCCACCTTGCCCATAACCGAACGAGTCCCTCCATGCACCGGAGGCATATAAACTCAATAGGACAGTGTTAACAGCCGAAACTACCATGTAAACACCCGCGGGGACTATATACCGTGTGGCCCCTCCGTCCGGAATGGGCCACGAGCCATCTGCCTGAAAACTCTTCTTTAGCTCATCATTACCAACAGAGTTAGCAGGTGGTGTAGTGCTAGGCAAGCTCTGCATAGTAGGAGCAGCACCAGCACCATTAGAAGTAAGCACTTGTGCAGCAGTACCAGTAGCTACAGCCGCAGGCGCACCAGCAGCATCAAAAGCAATCAGATTACCAGCAGTGCCATGCGCTAGTTTTGCAAGTGTAATCGAATTATCGGCAACCCCGGAAGACGCAAGCGCGTCTATTGCCTGCTTGACCCTGAGGGGTGACATTGATCGTATGGCGGTTTCAGTACCCGCCTCCATCTCTGCTTGAGAGGCTGCCGTTTGTGCTGGCTCATAGGTTCCAGAGTGAGTGTGATTGCCCTCGGATACAGTACCAGCCGTGGTGCCGAAGCTCTTGTTGAACGCCGTACCCTTAGCCCCAATAGACGCCTCTTTCCCGTCCAACGCGGTCTGTTGTGCCGTGCTGACGGGCTTATCCGCGTCACTGGTGTTATCTACGTTACCCAGGCCGACGTGAGTCTTGGTTGTGTTGTGGGGATTCGACGTGCTACTTACATGGGCCTGAATGTTGGCGTTTGCCGCCTCATATACCCCGGTGTGGTTATGGTCTCCTGCAGCCACAGTACCGGCTGTGGTGCCCACCGATAGAATGGCAGCTCCACCCAGTCCCAAGTTGGTTCGTGCGGCTGACGCACTGGCCACATCACTCAGGTTGTTTGTCGACTTGACCATTGCCTGCTCTACATCGTAAAAGCCTTGCTCTATGGCCTCCACATCAGCGGCTTCGTATTCCTCGCCGTCGACTTTGGAGTTATTAAAAAAACTGTTTACTGGCATTATCTACGCCCTCTACCGGGTATGAATTCAAATAAGACACCGTCAACTTCCCACGCAGATCCGATGGCGTCGGAATAGAAGAAGAGGCTCACATAATCACCGTGTCCTGGCAGGTCGACCTGCCCTTCCAATATGTAAGCGGCTCCAAGAGTAAACGACCCAAGTAGACCTGACCCCAATTGAGAACCTAACCCGCCCACGGCAAGATCCGTAAATCCAACAGGGGGGATTATACCATCGGATCCGAATTTAAAGTCAGGTTTTACACGCAGTGCCACGGCCGCTGTCGCCTTGATGTCGAACACCGCTCTACGAAATCGCTTACGCTGACGGGGGGAACCGAGGTGGTTATAGGCAACCCGCATGTACGAAGTTATAGCGGCCCCGTCAAAGGTATCCCCTGACTCCATTTTGTACACGTAGCCGCTATCTGAACCAAACAGGATGAGTTCGTTTCCGCTACCATCCTCAGTAGATACAACCCGCTTAACTGGGTCAGGGAACACCACGCGGGTTACGCCTGCCAACTTAGATCCTCGGAATGTGAAGTATAACCCCGTGCCGTCGGAGAAAAATAAGCGGTATTGTGACTTTTCCCTGACGATACACGAGGCAGAAACGATACCCTTCTTACTTAACAGCAACTCTTGGATATCGTGACTGATCGTAGCGTCAGCAAAGTCACCGAAGTTCTGGGAGGTGTAGAAGTCTACAACCCCTCGATCATCCAGGTATTTGACCCGAGACCCCAACTGTTGGAGGGTTCCAGATATAGCACCGATCTTATTACCGTGCTCCACCAGGGCGGTGTTGGTCCAATCGGCGCTGGACGACCCCTGTAACAGGTTCGTTGAGTTACGCCCGAACACACCCAACACACCACCTGATAGTTGCATGAACCCTGTTACCCCATCCTCGACTGTCATCTCCGCCGCCCCTGTGATCGGGCTAAACGTGGTGGGCAACCCCAAACTGGAGTGCTGTACGGAATAGTCGAATGAGAGGAACAGATGCTTCTTGTGAGCGATGATGTGCTCAGGGGTATCGGTAGTCATGCCCGTAGTGATGTCGGTCCACGTCGTGGCGTCCCACTCGAACGCTTTATGAGTACCGGACGCCCCATACATCTTATAGGCTCCAGCAAAGTTATAGTTCACGAACTCATAATCACCATCGGGTGCCAGCCCGGTCTTCTTAGTGGTCCAACCTGACCCAACGGATTCGTGCATCTCGGCCGTGGCACCACCCACCGCGTTACGGAAGGCGTACACCTTGTTGTTGAAGTACCAACCCCCCAACAGTGCGCCTTCTCCTGGGACCTCGTTGGTATCAAACTTTTCGTACCCAGCGATGCGAGCATACCCACCCGACAGCTTCTGCTCAACGTTCTGAGACTGGATCAACTTTCCAGGATCCATCAATACGGCGGGGGTCTTTAAATCGAGGCCTCCTCCGAGTGGGTAGTATTTGGTCTTTACTGGCATTACCGGGGTCTCACTACCATGTCTTCTGGTAGATATCGCAACTTCAAGACGTCGGGCCAAAGGTCCCCGAACTTGAGTCGTGCGTCGTCCAGGGCTTCTCGGCTGGCTTCGTAACCGGCGTAGTCCATCAACGCCTTGTAGACGATGACCATGTGCAACTCTTCGGGCAACGTCGGGGTGTCGTCATTAGCTGCGAACCTTACCGGAACGTCGAACCCTATCGCCTGCACGGTGTAGACGTCGTTTGGGGTTGGGTACAGTCGGTACCCACCACGGGGTAGGATCGTAACAACCGACGGATAGTCCTCACTTACGGCATCCCAGTAAACGTCCTTGAACTCGTCATAGGGTACGTACTGCAGCGCACGTCTGGTCGACACCCCATCAGCCGTCAGGTAGATGGTGAAAGACTCGTTGTCGAACTTAGCGATGCCGGACGATGTCCGGTATTCATAATCTCGTGTCGAGGCCACGGTTACTTTGGAGAACTCACTCCACAAGAAGTCCCACTCACCCTGGAATTTAGACTGAATGTTGAGCCATGAGTCAGTGATCCATTGGACCACACGTCCGTACTCTCCGGTTTGGAGTGTGACATCAGCCGGACCGGTACCACTGATACCGGCCAGCCGACGCAACTCTACACAGAGTTCTAGGAATGTCACCCGTTTGACCTCAGGAAAGCCACTGCCTGATCACGGTCGACGTACTCACCACCCGCCTCTTTAACCTTCTGTTTCAGCTTCATGTGGTGCATGGTTTCGAGATCACCTCCTTGGCTTACACTGGGGTTGGTAGGGGGAGCCGGAGCTATCCCCTGGGGAATGGGTGGAGTTGGTGCAACATCGGGGGCCGGAGCTTCAACAGGCGCGTTGTCAGCAGCGGCTGCAATCTCTGCGGCCTTACGGGCCTTAGCCTCGTTGCTACGTCGGGTCAATCGCTCGATGTCTTCGGCGCTCGCTTCTTTGGTGACCGGGGCGTTATCAACCACGGTATCAGCTACTGCGGCTTTAGCCGCCGCTTCGAGTTCTTCCTGGGCCTTCAACTTCAGACGTGCGGCCTCAGCTTCCTGGTCAGCGCGAACCTCCAGCTCTGCCAACTTCTCGGCAGAGAAGCCTTCGAGGATAGGTTTCTTGTCCGGGGTAAACTCTACGCCGTCCTGAATGTATCTGGCGTTGTTAGGGGTTGTACCAGAGATAAGACCGTAAGGTCTGTCCAAGTTCAATCGAATAGTCATAGGGGTGCCTTGTAGTTAAGCCCTTCGTCAACGGGGCTGTTACCAGTTTTGAGTTCGGATTCACGGCTGCGATCTGCAGTACCATTACGGTTACCGCTTCCGACCTCATAGTCTTTACGATGGGAGTGGCCCTTCGGGATAACCTCGGGTTCTCCGTACGGGGTATATCGGATCGTCTTCATAGTTGTCTCCAGGGTGGAGGTGCGGGGAGCCGAAGCCCCCCGCTATTCAGATTAGCACTTGTCTTTGAAAGTACCACGATCCGATTTAATCGACTTGGTCTGCGCTACCGGGCGTTGAGACTTTTCATCGGTCTCTTGGCGCAGCTTTGCTTTCTCGTCGAATTTGGTCTGTTCAGTCAGACCCTTCTCGTTAACACTCATGATGGATCTCCTTAGTACCACTCAATGGTGACAAGAACATCGCCAGCACCAGCGGTACATTCACCATTGGTGGACACCTCAACTACGGTGTCGGCGGGGATGTCGTCATCCGTGCCACGGGTCATCCCGTTGGCAACGGCACCGGCGGACGAAACCGGAACGGACAGCGTTCCGAACGCATCCACGTCAGCCGTCAGGCCCACGTCAATGGTGTTAGCCGCAACGGTGACACCGGTAGTTACTACGTTACCGATGTCGATCAGACGACCGGACTTACCTGCAGGCCCTACGATGCGGCCAATGATAGCAGCGGTAGATAGGGTAGCCGCTGGAAAGCGGTACACTGCAGAGGTTGGGTTTGAATAACTCATTCTAAATCCTCCAGATTAAGCGGCAGATGCCCACTTGATGATTCGAGCATTAGCAGCGACGGTGTGAGCCAGACTGAAACCTTCCAGTGCGTACCACGCTACACCCTTGTCACGACCGAAGTCACCGGGGAGTTTACCACGAATCTCAGGCGGGATTGCGATGCCCTCGATCACGGTATCCTCTCCGAAGAAGAACGCTTCGTCGGACTTACCGTTGGACCAACCTTGGCTGGCGATAGCAGTCTGCTCGAAGAAACGAACCCCCTCGTATGACCGACCTACCTCACCATTGAGGATCATGCCGAAGCCCTGATCAACGTAGGAGTGAATTGCCTCAAGATCGTCCTTGAAGTCACGGAAGGTCTTAGGCCGACCGATGCAGCGGTAGTTACCATCTGAATAGGTTGGGATGTTCCGCTCTTTCATCTCGTCAGAGATCAGCTTGACGTGAACGTTGTTCATTGCCAAGTTGTTGGTTGCGGTAGCACTACCCCCGGTCTCCAGGGTGATTGCGGTCGCACTGGTACCCGATGCTGGCGTTACCACCAGAGGTGTAGCAGCGAACTGAGCACGCGCCTCGATCTCGAACGCCTTAGCAGCGTCGTTCTTCAGGGCCTTATTGATGATCTGCTTCACAGGATGCAAAGACAGGTCGTCGAGTAGACCGCTGTAAGGTACGGAGTTACCGAACTCGTAGATCTGACCAGATCCCTGGGCAACGGTGAACCCGGTCTCAGGCATACGCTGGTTCTCAGCCAGACGTCCACCTTGGGTACCTACATCACTGTAGATGTTCCAATGGAACGCATCGCCTGCGTGGAGCCCCTTGTCGGTCTGATCGTCAGCATCGCAGTGCTGAATGAATCGGGTCATAGGTTGAAGAGCATTACGGAGGGTACTGGACAGCTCGTCGCTGTACATATACCCGCCTGCGGTATTGGTATTCCAAACTTGTCCTGGCATGACAGGATCCTCTTAAATTGGGTTAGACTTCCAAACCACGAGCTTTTCGCATTCTGGCGATATACTCGGAGTTGGTCTCTGGTTTCGGCGCTGGCTTTGGTTGGGACTTACCAGATGACGCTCTCGGGGTCCGCAGGGCTCGTTTCTCGGCTTCGCGGTCTCTGGTTGGGGGTTGGTTCGTTGTAGCCGTTCCGTTGCGCCACTTGAGTACCCTGTCGCCTGCCTCGGTGAATATCTGTTCCGGGGTCCAACCTGGGTGTTCTCTTGCAACTACATCACTCTCGATGTCCGCCATTTGGAAGAGGCGTGGGTCGTTCATGATGTCGGAATACGTCTCAGCGAAACTCGCACCGGCCAACTCAAGGTCGCGTTGCTTCTGTTTCTGCTCTACGGTTTGGAGTGCGCCTTCTACGGCACGGTTGACGATTTGGTCTTGGTCGATCTGCGGGGTCGTGGGTGTGTTACTCAGACTCAACAGCTCGATAAGCGCCGCATCTGCAACCTTATCCTCACCATCCAACAATGCCTCGCGGTACTTACGCGCCGCTTCGGCTACTTTCGCTTGTTGGTCGCCGCTGTTGGGTAGACCTAGATTTCTCTCAGACTCGTCTCGGGGTTGAGATAGAGCCCTACTCTGTAACTCTTTGAGGCGTTGGGTCTCGGCTTTGATCCGAGCATCCTCCGCTTCGAGTCGTTTACGTTCGGCTGCCAGCTCCTGCAAACCTTCGTTCGCAGTTACCATTTTCTGGTAGTTCTCGACTCCGCCAGCGGCGTCGATCCGTGCTTGGTCAACCTGTCGTACTCGACCATTGATCTTGACTTCGATCAGTACGGGCTCTTTGGTAGCGGGTGGAGGGGTTACCTCGTCCTTACCGTCCTCGTCCTTGATGTCGTCAACATCGGTAGATTCAGTGTCCTGGGTCCCGGATCGACGCTGCTCGTATTTACGGGCAATTGCCTCTCTGGGATCGAGTGACTCTTCTGGTGTGGAAGATACATCAGAACCCCCCTCCTGTCCACCATCTTTTGACTCTAAGTCGTTGTAATACATCGAATCTTTTTCTCCGACCATAACCTTTTCTTTAACGAAGGTCTCGGTACGGGGTGATGTGTCACTGGTATCTTTACTCATTTGTAATACTCCTGCCGTCTTTCGATGGGCATCTTGGGTTGTGAGGCTTATCGGTCTACCGCCTCGGATTCTTGGATGTTTCTAGCAGCGACGCGACCCGAGTTAATAGCCTCGATCAACCACTGTTTAAACTTTATGCACACCTGGATTTCAGTACGGACGTCTGTGTTTGCCGTTATGTCGCTTGGGCTCAACCAGATCAGTTTTTCCGTCAGCTTCTCAATCTCCAGGTCGGCACGCTCAACAAGATAACGGCCTAGAGACGAGGCGAGGAAGCCCTCCGCCTCTATACCCAACTTAGCCGCATCCAGTTGCATCATTTCGTAATCTGGTTCACTCACTCTTCAAACTCCATAACGTTGGCACCACACTGGGTGCAGTAGATCATGCCCGGGGTGACCGCCATCAGACCGTTACCACAACACATACAGGTGAGATGTAGCTCATCTGAACGTTGCACCGGGTACATCGGTGTGGCGCGATGGGTGTGACACTGCGGACATTCCAACCACTCTGTACCTACCGGAGCCACACCCACCCACTCGTGGTCACAAACCAGACAGATCATAGTCCCTGAGAAATGGGGATCCGACCGGTACGCGTCTAGCGATACGACCTTATCCGTCATAACCCACGACCGTTGCCGGGTCCTACGGCGAACTCTCGCTCCGCCAGGAACCGCTCATTCTGACCGCGCTCTTTCATCGCCGACTCTCCTAACTTGGCTTTGATGTTCTCGATACTCAACTCTCGCTTACCGGCTAGTTCCATCACATCGCCGTCTCGCTCCATCTGAGCTAGAACATACTTCAACTTGCGCTCCTGGTCTTCGCTCTGCATCTTGGATTCGATCTTCATCTGCTCCAGCTCGGCTTTCATCTGTTCACGCTGCTGCGCCGCCTCGGCTTTGAACTTCTCCAGTTCCATACGAGGATCAACCTGGGGCTGTGGTGGGTTGTTCGGGTCAGCAGGTGGGAAGAACCGCTCTGTGCTACGGAAGCCCATAGCACCGAAGATCTCCTTAACGACGGCCTCCGCACCCTTCTCACCCATGCGGCCGCGCATCTCTGGGACGATGTTGAACACCGCGCCCATACCGTTGACGATGCGCTGTATCCTCTGGTTGGGGTTGGTGGAACCGAAGCCCACGTCAACCTCAACCGTCATGGAACCCATCAACAACCGATCCGTGATTCGATCCATGCCGTAACGCTGCCACAATCCAACCTTATTCGACACGACGGACAGGATGGCCTCGTCGCTTTCATAATACTGCTCCAGTTTTATGACCTGCTTAAGAACCGGCTCAACCCAAGTGGTCACCCAGGTCCGAAGGTCAAACTCCGTCAACTCATCGGAATTACCAGAGAGTAATTCCATACCGCCCACGGTTTCATTCAACTGTCGATTTGAACCAACCGAGCTGTTGGAGAAACTACCCGCGATCTCATCGAAGTCCATGTTAACCCGGTCCTGCTCCTGGTAACTGGATCCTGTAACCTCGGGCATAGTCTCTGACTTCACGTCAGCCAAGTCATCCATCAACGTAACAGAGCCCGGAACGTTGCGACTCAATGACCGGAAATCGATTGACGATCCCCGTTTAGCGAAGTAACGACGGTTCAGCACCAACATCACGTTGTCACGTCGCTGGTTGTTGATGTCGTTCGCTTCCTGCTGCAGTGGTGCGCTCAGACCCGAAAGAGACTCGGGGTAGTTCTTATGTGACTCGATGTTTGACACACCCAGCACATAAGGACGTTCACCAGGGGCAAGCCACGGGTATTCGACCTCCAGGGGAACGGGATCCGATAGTCTGAAGTGAACGCCCAAGGTGTAGTAAACCCAGTCTCGGCCGTTCTTATGGATGATGTTTCGATGCACCCACACGGTATCGAAGTCTGTAAAGCTGTGCTGCACGTCATTCGCATCCTGGCGACCCTTGGATCGTTGGGATCTCAGGCTGTCGTAATCCGTCGTGAGGCCCTGCTGTAGAGCGGCATCATCCACCTCGAACCAAGGTACGGGGTTCTTCAGGTCCGCTACGCCGCGCTCTTTAACCTCGCCAATTTCCATGGGCATCTGGTCAATGATGTACGGCGAGGTGCCCAACGGATCATCCCAGTCCGCCGATGGGGAGAACCTGATATTCTCAACCGGGCGTAACTCGATGCGCGGGGTATCCTTGACCCGGGTGTACCGTTCGTTATAGACCGGCTCGCCCATCTCATCCATGACGTAGCCACCTTGATCATCCATAGCGGGCTCTTTGTCGGTGATCTCGGTGTAATCCCAACATTGGTGGCTGATACACACCCCGGCGACATTGGCATCCTGGAACGCACCGATAGCAATCTTGTACCAGGGTACCGTGTTCTCAAGCCTGTACTGCAGCAGTTCCTGACAGATCTCAGCACTCAGCACCTGGGCTTCGTCGCCGTCGTTCTCTGCAGATACCGTCACAACGTCAGAGGTCGAGAACAGGGCTTTTGCCGCCGAGGCGTCCCGCTTTCTCAACACGGACCGAGTCTTTGGACGGAAACCCCGAGCCCTGAACTTATAGGCGTCTGAAAAGTATTTCGACCCTGGGGCATGGGTGTTGTTGAAATGGGCAATATTCCGCTCTATGGACTTACGAACAGACGCGTCGAACCAACTGTCTGACGTCTCAAACGCAGAACGCGCAATATCCAACCAATCATCCTTTTCTGAATCGATCTGGGACTGGGGGGTGGTGTGTCCCGGATCTCGCTTATTGTCACCGGCTGTGTACATCGTCATAGGGTTATACCTCGTGGATCGCTTCACCAAGAGCATTCCGTCTCAGGTTGCTCAATTGATCCCGCATATCCAGACCTCGTTGTCTGGCGATGTTGTAACGCTCCAGGAGTTCGCCACCGAATCTGACCACGTTCTTAAAGTCCGGGTCGATTTTATTGATGTGCATCACAAAGCCCATACGCCCCGACAATGCAAGGTTTCTGACCTGTATGATCCCGCCTTTCGAGTCAATGTCGATAACCCATGCGCCACTCATGTGCGGGTAGTGGCGGTTTAAGGTGTCGAGTAGATTCTTACGTAATAACGACTCGGTTGGTGTCTCCGGGGTGATGATTAGATCACTCTGCATCGTAGACCCCCGACTTGTCGTCTTCTTTAAACTTTCGGCCATTCGAGAACTCGTAAGCATCACGAGTCGGCTCTGGCTTCTGGGTCGTGTAGACCAATGTGCGCCAGTCTATCGTCTTTGTGGTCGTATTTACAGGGATATCAGCCATTTAGTAGTCCTCCACCAACTCTGGCACCAAATCGGCGCGGTTATAATCGATTTTCGTCATGGGCGTGATCTGAGCAAATGTAAGCGCCAAGGCATCAGCGCAGTCTGGGGAATGCAGTCCGCGCTTCTTCATGTCTTCCTTACGCTCCATTTGGATCCGCTGCTTGGTATCGAAGAAATACTCGATGCCGGTCAGATCATCTCGTAGCTCTGCATCCTCGGGGATGTCAGCCCCCACGAGCCACTCCCGCATTCTCATCCACATCTCGGCGCGTTTATTGAACGCCGTGTCTTTATTCTCAACATCGGGGTTTGAACCAGAAAGCACCTCGACGCAAGGGAATCCTAGCTGGCGTAAGCGGTCCACCACTCCAGCACCCAGGCCCACACCATCGACGAACGTAACATCGATGTTGTTTTTGACGATTTCCTCGGCTACTCGAGCCGCTACTTGCATGGTGTCGAGACCTCGTAACTTTATCAAAGGTTCGACTTTCCTACCCTGGCGGCGACAAATCACGGTTTGATCGGATCCAAATCGCGCTACGTCCACACCTAACAGCTTTGGCGTACCATGAGTCACGTCGATTTCACGTAGCGTCGCCTTTTCGACCACTTCCGTGCTGATAAACTGGGTATCGCCCACCCTGGGGAACTCTCCCTTAACACGAACGCGGACGAAATCCGAGTCCTCGCCCCACGCATCGACGTCCTTTTGAATCGACTCTTTATTCGGCATCCTACAGCTTCGGGAGTCTACTTGCCGGGTGTGCCACTGATCACGGAACTTACCCCAACACTCCTTGAACCGCCCGGTGTTCTTGGTGGGGTTACCGAACACGAACCACATGGCCCTGGGATCGTTCACACCACTCGATACTTCCCAGATAACGTCGGGTATTGCCGATGCCTCGTCATAGATAACCAAGGAATGGGCACCATGTTGACCGGCGAACGCCTCGGAGTTGTGCTCACTATTCGCAATGGGTGACACGGCCCAGGTCTCGGGGTGGTCTTTATGAAAGAACTTCTTGGCCGTCCACTCGAACCAGTGGGAATTGATGGCTCGTTTATGC